CCCCGTGGTGGGGACGAAAGGATCCATAACATTATGCTATGGAGGATCACAATGGCATCATACACAGCTACGATTGGGGGAATGAAAGATGTATACCTCACTGAGGCGTACCTTCAATCAAAACCACATCTTAGCCAAGTGCACTACGTCTACACGTATCCAGATACTCTGGAAGTAGGTATGGTGTATGAGGTGAAAATCTCTAATGACGAAGGGGCTTTCGTCCCAGGTCATTATAGAGTAAACCCTTATGTTGCACATCGTGACGACATCGAAAGTGAGGAAGTGTCTGTATCTATGACATACTCAGCTGACGGTGTATGGGAAGGGAAGTATTCGGTGGATGGTGACATCTACCTATATGCCGCAAATCGTTCGCGGCTATACCTTCCAACTCCTGACTTCTCTACTTTGAACAAAATAGCCTTGCAAAAGGCGTTTGGCAAAGTGGCGAAAGCAGATCTTGCTCTCGGCGAGGATCTCGGTGAAATCCGTGAAACTCTCCAGATGCTTCGATCGCCCTTAAAAGGTCTCCGAGATTTCCTCAGAGACGGTGACTACAATAACGTTAAGCTCTTGCGAAAGTTGCTTAACTACCAGAAAACTGGTATGTGGTTACCGGGAAAAACGAAGCCCGGTGCAGCGCTGAAGACAGCGGCTGACACTTGGATGGAGGTAAGGTATGGTCTCCGGCCATTGCTTTATACTCTGCAAGATGTAATGGCATTCTGTGCAAAAACCGCTCAGGGGAAGTTTAACCCCGATGCAATAAGGTCAGCACGCGGGTCCGCCACGCGAAACGATAACACCGATCTTGATGGTGTTATTGCAAAGCAATACGGGCCCTTAGCTTTCACTTATGTTCTTAAGAACACGGACGTTTTAACGTCCTATGCATCAGTGCAATATCGTCAAGATTTTGCACTTACAGGTGCTGACCAGTTCGGTCTTACACCTAGGTTTTTGCCGGAGCTTGCGTGGGAACTTACACGCTTGTCTTTTGTTGTGGATTGGTTGTTTACCATTGGACCCTGGCTAGAGTCGTATCGGTTTAAACCCGGTATCACTGTGCTAGGAAACACCGTTGGTATGAAGTTGACTCGCAATTGTGCGATAACTGCACGCCATAGACTTCAAATTGCACCGTTTCCAGAGGGGGGCCAAAGCCCCGGTTCTGGAAAATACGTTGCTGAAGAATATGACCGTGTTGTCAACTTAGACCTCCCTATTCTACCCCAATTCACGGCTGGCCGTACAATCGACTTGTTCAGAACGATTGATGGTTTAGCCCTGATACTACAGCCGGTTCTAAAGAAGCTTAAAGGTTAAGCTTTTTGAACTGCAGCAAAAGGAGTTGTCATGCCAATATCTGGAATGACCTTAATGCTCAATGCTACTGGCGGAACAACCGTTGGTGGAACCAGCACCACCTTCCAAGAAGATGGTGTAGAAGTAAAGAACGGTATCCACGTCTCTAACGTATCCCAAGCGGATTTTACTATTCGCGAGAATATTACGTTTAAAACGAGGAACCCTCAACTTGCTTCCGATGGGACCTATTCCAAAGCAAAGCGATCTATCTCGATCGTTGTGCCCAAGAAACTTGCCGACCTCAGTACTTCTTTCAATCTTGTTAGAATTGAAGTTGAGGCTCATCCCGAGACCACTGCAGCAGAATTAACAAATCTGCATATGCTTGGCGCTCAGATGTTTACGGATGCCGACGTAACTAGTTTTCTAGTGGTCGGCTCTCTTGGATAACTGTGACATTTTCTTTCAGGTACTCCACGATATTGTGTGGACCTGTTGGAAAATGTTGAAGTTTCTTGGTTGGTTCTAAAATTCAACATTGGTGATATCCATGTCGAAAAGGAAGAAAGAATTTAGCGTCAAACATGACACTGATAAGGTGGCCAGAAACATTTGGTTCACCTTACTGAGGGATTTCCGGTCTTCGGAAGGCATTGGTTTTTGTGCTAAAGCTAATGAAGCTGCTTTAAAGGATTTATCAAGTTTTCGTGGGGATGTCTTCCCAGAACTTGGTATTATCCCTGCAGCTAGATTTAAGCGATATGCGCAACTAGAATCATTGCTCAAGAAGTACCGCTTTGCGAACGATGTCTATAACGATGAGGAGCTCGAGAAAATAACTCTTGATAAGTATTTCCAAGAGCAAGAGCGCCTATCCTTGTTCGAACCGTTGCCAGAACTTGGCTTCAGGGTCGTTCAAAGAGCGCGGAAGATCGCGCGTCGTATTTTAGGGGAGTATAAACCCCAAGACACCATTGAGTTTGCGAAGTTCGGGAAGAAGAGCAGTATTGGATGCCCGTTGTCCCTTGCATATATCGACAATAAACTGTCTGATATAAGGGCGTTTACAGGCTCTAGTCAGTGCTCTAGATGGTTCTTCGAGAGAGTCCTTCCAAAGGACGAAATCTTGAGCCAGTTGGTGGCCGCACTTCCCTTTAAGGGCAGAGGCGAAAACCTGGAGCACGAATCCCTCAACTTAGTAAATGTTCCCAAAACTTGGAAGACGTATCGCACTATCACACCCCTTACGCTCCTAAGCTTGTTCTATAGCTACGGAGTCGGGGCTCAAGTGACTGAGCGACTTAAAGAGGAAGGACTTGATATCAGGCGGTTGCAAAATCGCCATAAGATATTAGTCAAGCGGTTTTCGCGCGATTTATCGCACGCAACTGCTGATCTTTCTGCTGCGTCTGATTCTCTTGTTTCTGAGAATCTAAACCGTATTCTGCCACGTAAGTGGTACTGTGCTTTAAAGAAGGCTATGACTCATCAAGTCGTCGTAAAGACGGCTGATGGTGATAAGTGCTTCTATACAGCATCGGTCTTACCGATGGGTAACGGTTTTACTTTCCCGGTTGAAACCTTGATCTTTTACACGATTATCAAGGCGATTGGAGAACTTACGGAAGTGAAGGGTATCTTCTCCGTATATGGAGATGATCTTATATACCCTTCCGGTTTGCATAAGTATGTGCTGCGAGTATTTCCGCAGCTCAAGCTTAAGTTAAACTTGGATAAGACCTTTGTTAAGGCACCGTTCCGAGAGTCCTGCGGTAGTGATTATTACCGCGGTGTTGATGTTCGCCCCTTTTTCCTTAGGGGGGAGCGTCAGCTATTGACCCGTACTCAATATGCTGCATTTTTGTATAAGACCTACAATGGTCTACAACGAAGATGGCACGAGGACGAGATCAGATCTACGCTGCAATATCTCTTAGTTGAGATTGCGCAGCTAGGTCTGTCTATACATCGTGTGCCGCCCGGTTTTCCGGATACGGCTGGTATAAAGATTGCTAATCCAGCAGTTGTTCCGCTGGAGTCTCACTCATTACCTTGGTACCCAGTAAAATGCGTTTTCACGCATGGGTCACGTTGGTTTGAGTTTTCCTTTCTCCACTCTACAGTGAAACGTAGATATATTGTGACGCAGTTGCCGTATTATTGGCTTGCGCTACAAGGAAGAGATGATGAACCAAAAGAGAAAAACTTTTGGTCTAATACATATGAGTACTATGACACTGCTCCAGGGCCAGCCATTACATGGCAACCCAGGAAATTTGTTAAGTATTACATACGTAAAGGAAAGAGATGCAAACAAGTACGTATCAAGTACTCGCCCATGGCTTCGTCGCGAACCGCGTCAGAGCTAATTACTAAGTCGGGTTCAGTTTCTGACTGGATCTAAGAAGTAATATTATTCTCTTTAAAATTTATGCTTTTGTGAAAAGCAAGGGTATTAACAGTT